AATAAAAACAGCATTAGACAATACTGATGTGGCTTTATCTGTTGGCGATACCGTTGCAACAATTACATTGCCCGCCTTTGCTACTTACGACACAGACGAAACAGAAACAATAACATGGACCATACCGGCGGCAAGTTTAACAACTGGCACTAGTGAGATAGTCGGAACGCCAACTTTTACAGTTACCGAAGTTGCTTCAGGGTTTCAGGTGGCATGGGCCAGAAGTGCAAACGTTTTACTAAACTGATACAATTAACAGAATTTACAAAAGGACATTACAGTGAAAAAAAATGTAGCTTCTCAATCAATAGGCGCTGAAATGATAACGGCGGCAGATGGTACAGCCTTTACTGGTTCGGTGTCTGTTTTGGTAACTAAAGATAATGGAACTCAAACGGCAGGTGGTGCAACGGCTCCGGCTCATGAGGGTAATGGTTATCATAGTTACTCACCGACACAGGCGGAAACTAATGCCGATCATATAGCCTTTACCTTTACCGGTACTGGGGCGATACCTTCAACAGTTCAATTATTTACCAACTTTCCGCAAACCGTGGATAATAATACTGCCATAGTAGCGCTAAATGACTTTAATCCGTCAGTCGATACGGTTGCTAATGTCACACTAGTAGCCACAACTACCACGAACACGGATATGGTTGGGACTGATAACGCGCTATTAGCTTCAGGGTATACAGCGCCAGACAATGCAAGTATATCGGCAATATTAGTAGATACTAACGACCTTCAAACTAATCAGGGTAATTGGTTAACAGCCACGGGCTTTGCGACAACAGCAGAAATTGCAGACGTTCCGACAGTGGCAGAATTTAACGCGAGAACCTTATTGAGTGCTAGTTACTTCGACCCGGCGACGGATGCAGTGGCAAATGTTACGCTAGTTGCGACAACTACAACTAATACTGACATGGTAGCAGCAGCACCAAGCGCGGCGGCCATAACTTCTTCGGTATGGACAGCTTCCACAAGGATATTAACAGCAAGCACTAATTTTAATGATGTTTCAGTAGCTGATATATTAACTACTCAAATGACAGAGAGTTACAGTGCTGATGGAGTGGCCCCGACACTAGCGCAGAGTTTATTCTTGACAATGCAAAACCTACAAGACTTTAGCTTTGCCGGCACAACACAAACAGTCAAGAAGATCGACGGAAGCACAACAGCGGCAACATACACCTTAGATGACGCGGTAACTCCTACCAGTAAAACAAGAGCTAGCTAATGAGCATCGGCACTTTAGTAACAAGAGGCTTTGCTATTGGATCCATATCAAGCATTGTCACTATGGGTTATAATATAAGTGACTTTGTTGCAACTGTTGGTAATGGGGTAGGGTTTAATTCAAGTATAAGCAACAGCGGATTAGGGTTTGACGGGGCAGTAAATAACAACGGCGTAGGTCAAGACGGCTTAATAGATTTTAGTTTTGGGGTAAATGGTACGATTACAAATAACGGGATCGGAAGTAACGGTCTTATTAATAATTACGGTATTGGTGTGGATGGTGATTTATGACAATTAAAGTAGGTGAGAAAGGTCAACCCTTTAGAATTGCAACAGGGTTCGATATGTCAGGAAGTACAGTGCTAAGCATAGTATTCGTAGCTCCAACAAACGGCACTAGCTTCACAAAGACAAATGCAACAACTCCAGCGGTGACGGCTCCGGCTGTAACGTTAACTAATGACCCTGGGTTCACTCCTGCACAAACAGTCCCAGCAAGCACGTATTTTGAATACATAACCGATGGCACTGAGTTTGATGTTTCTGGGCAATGGACAGCTTGTGCGGTTTATGCTGACGCCTCAGTAACTTTAAACGCTAACAAAGTAACCTTTACTATTGGCGGTTCGTGCAGTAATTAAATAAACGGGGCATTTGACACATGCCTTTTTATTGGTTATATTGCTAAAACTAGTTTTAATTAAGGAAATAAGGATGAGTAAGCTTAAAAGTAAATTTGAGGTGGTGGGGTTTTCAATAGTCCTTGCGTTATCGGCTATAGGTTGGCTGTATGTGTTTAGTTTATTGGGGTGGTTATCATGAAGTTTAAATCTGTTGGCGCTCATATACCAAGCTACCAATGCTATATAATCAATATAGATTGCAGCACAACAAGGATAGCTAGGATTGATGCACCACACGAAATCAAGGATAGAGGGTGCGTTAATTTTTGGAAGGTTACTTTTGCTAAAGGCCATGCCAACGGGCGAGTACATAACTTACTTGCAATAATAAATAAAATAAAAAGACTGACTAAGGAGTATCGTTAAAATGAATAACATAGAAAAGAAATTAGACGCTCACCCGTTACAAGGGTTGTCGGGTATGAGTGATAACAGTGACGCAATGCTATCTCAGGCTAAATCATTAGGTGCTGGCGATACATTAAAAAACACAGCTAGCAAAGGTGAGCTTCGTAGCGGTAGTGATATTAATGAATTGTTTGGAGGTTCTACTAATGAAAGTCTTTGAGTGGAAGGCTAGGGTTGAACTATTAAAGCAATTAAAGTTTTTCAAGGCCAAGAGGCAGAAGTTTATTAGTTGCTATGCTGGAAAGCCAAGAATAAGAATTAGCGCCGCCGTTAAGGTGGCGAGGGGAAGTGTAGATATGCGCTCTAGGTATGACGCAATGGTTGCCCTGCATCAGGACCAGTTAAATATGGGCATGTCGCGCACATCAATAGGGTATCAGCAAATGAATGCGGCTCAGAATGCAGCGAGTCAATTTTCAGGCGGTTCAGGCGGTTCAGGCGGTGTTTTAGGTGGGAGCTTCCTATGAATAGCCAGTTACCAAAAGAGCTAAAGGATTCATTTAGAGATATATTCGGGAGTGATGAAGATGAAGACCTATAAAAGCTCAGACCTAACCCATAAGCGTGCCGAGGTATTGAAAGAGGCTCGTATTGCTCCCGTTATTATTGCTCATTGTCGGACTAATGGCGATATAATGGATGTGTTCGTGCTAACTCATCAGCCAGCAATGAGTGATGATGACGTTAAAAAGTTAATGTTAGATATAAAGAAGAGGTAGGTCATGATTGCATATATATTTATAAGCTATGTGGTAATGCTAATTTGGTGTATTAAGTGGTTAATGTTTGATCCATACGTAGGGTTTAAGTTCGCCTTTAAGCAGTTGCTAATAGCTCCTATATCTATGCCGTGCAACATAATCAGAAAATTCAACGAGTGGTAAGGGTAATTTATGAAAAAGATGAGAATATTCAAATGTAAACCATGCGATAAAGACAGTGAAAACCTAGTAAACGACGGTGATATCGTTATATGCCCCGATTGTGGCGAAGAATGCGTAAAAATGATATCATCACCTAGGTATTTTGGAAACTCAACGGGTAGAAGTCCCGCGGCAAAGTAGAGTAAATATTAACTGAGAGGGTTAATTGTATGACTAAAGTGAAAGAGAAAACCAAAGTAAAGGCCAAAGTAAAAAAGAAAATAGGAAGACCTACCGATTATACGCCAGAGTTAGCAGATAATATTTGCTCACAACTCGCTGATGGCTTATCTATGCGAACAGTATGCAAACCAAAGGCTATGCCTAACAAGGCTACGGTCTTTAAATGGTTAAGAACTAACGAAGAGTTTAACGACCAATACGTAAAGGCTAAGGAAGAATCAGCCGACGCTTTAACCGATGAAATCCTTGATATTGCTGATAATTGTAATAATGATTGGATGGAAAACGAGGGCGATAGCACGGGATACAAGATCAACGGTGAGGCTGTTCAGCGCTCACGACTAAGAATAGACTCGCGCAAATGGCTAGCATCAAAACTAAAACCTAAAAAATACGGCGACAAGATTCAGCAAGAGATTACTGCACCCGAAGGAGTCACGTTTAATATGGACTTTGGCGTAAAAAAAGACTCTAGCAATATCAGTTAGTTAGTTAACTTCTCTCAGTACAGATATAAGGCGCTAATTATCACAACAATTAATTACATAGCATCACCAACCGGTGCAAAGTTTCACGCCTCTAATAAAATAGTTAGAGGCTTTCTTGGTCCTGTTGGTAACGGTAAGTCAGTAACTTGCATCAACGAAATGCATAGGATGGCAGTAACTCAAGAGCCAAATTGTGACGGTGTACGTAAAACCAAGTTTGCAATAGTTCGTAACACTTACGACATGCTAGAAACTACAACCCTTCAAACATTTATTCAATGGATACCTCACGAAATATGCGGTATCACCTTAAAGCCTATGCGCGGCAATATGACTTATCCTTTACAGGATGGGACAAAGGTAGAGGCTAAGTTTATATTTCTGGCACTAGATAGGCCTGATGATGTTAAAAAACTATTGTCGTTAGAGGTTACTTGCGTGTTTATGAATGAAAGCCGTGAATTACCCTATGCAGTTGTTAAAGGTGCGCGTGAACGTATTGGGCGTTATCCTTCACAAATTGACGGATACACTGATGTTTACAAAGAGGGCCAGCTAGTTTATTCGGCACCAAAAGAATTAGACGAAGACGGTAACGAGTTGTTTAATGATGACGGGACGCCACAATACAAGCCATGTACTCGCAAAGGCTTGTTAATGGACACTAACCCGCCAGAGGATGACCATTGGTGGTATCAGCTCGCAGAAGATGGGCATTTAAGAACAAACGATTCATTAGAGGCTAAAAAGGCAGTTGCTGAGATATTTGATTTCTTTCGTGGCCCCGCTCCATTTACAAGAAGTGGCGAGGAATACATTGACAACCCACTCGCGGAAAACGTTAGGTTTTTACCTGGTGGATTCAAATACTATCGAGATATGTTAGCCGGTAACACTGAAGACCATATCAACGTGATGGTGATGGGCAACTACGGCACGATTAAAGATGGAAAGCCTGTTTACCCTCAATACAATGACAGGATTCATTGCCCTGAAAAGCCTATAGGAATCATTGAAGACTTGCCGATCGGACTTGGTTGGGATGGTGGGTTAACTCCTTCATGTATTATCGGTCAGCAAACTAAGCGCGGCCAATTAAGAGTTATTGCTGAATTGGTCAGTGAAGATATGGGTGTTAGGCAGTTTGCAAGAGATATTGTTAAGCCATTTTTGCAGCGTAATTTCTACGGTATAAAGGTTGCGTTCAGTTATATTGATCCCGCTGGTCGTGGTCGCGGTGAAGCAGAAGCTAAAAGCGCTATGGGCATACTTAACGATGATTACATTGAAGACAATGCTGATGGTGATATCATTCAGCCATTGAGCTTAGGCTTTGAGACTGAACCAGCACCAACGAATGACCCCACAAAACGAATAGATGCGGTTAACTCTTACATAATTAAACTAGTAGACGGTGAGCCTGGTTATTTAGTGAGCCGTAAATGCCCTATGATTAGAAAGGGTAAGATTGGCGGATATCAATACAAGCGTATGCAGGTTTCAGGTGAAGATAAATTTAAAGATAAGCCTGATAAGAATAAATACTCTCATCCTGCTGATGCTGAGCAATACATGGCTTTAGGTTTTGCTGGTGGTTATGTGGTAGAATCTCAGGATGACTATGATGAATATGATGACTTTAAAGAAGTCGGTGTAATGGGATATTAAAATGGCTGAACCAGTGATTGAGTTAATTGAAAGAGAAGATAATAGCGAACTAGAAGGCGTTAAGCTTCTGGCTAGTTATTTTGATATTGTAGCCACAGATACCGGCCAAGGTCAGCGAGTGGTGTTTATACCAAAAGCTAATATTGCCGATATGTTCTCTAATGATACTTTGATGCAAGTCGGTCAAAGTGTTATGGAGGGTTATAGCGCTGATTTAGATTCCATGGAAGAGTGGAATGATTATGCTGAACGAGGGTTAAAGCTTGTTAAGCAGGAGAAAGAGGCTAAATCCACCCCGTGGGATGGTGCAAGTAACTTTAAATCTCCTACGCTTATGCAGGCGGCACTTAAATTTAGTGACCGTGCATCTACTGAGTTATTACGCCAAGAAGATATTGCAAAGACTGCTGTAATCGGTAGAGACCAGAACGGCGAAAAGGCCAAAAGCGCTCAGCGTGTTTCTGAATACTCGAATTATCAACTGAATGTCGAGATGGAAGAATGGCGCGACGAACACGAAGGATTACTTTACAAGCTCCCTTATGACGGTTGCGCATTTAAGAAAACATTCTTCGATCAACGCTTAGGTCGTCCAGTATCAAACACTATTCTTTACCCTGATTTCGTAGTTAACAACGCAACTAAAAGTATTTCTCGGTTACGTAGATTCAGTGAGACAATATCACTAAGTAAAAACGAGGTATTAGAGCGTCAAGCGCAGGGTTTATGGTTAGATGTTGAGCTGGCATTAGGTGGTCAAGTTGAAGAGGATGGCCAAGAACAAGCTAAGGCTGATAAATTCACCACGTTCATTGAGCAACAAGGCTTTTATGATTTAGATGGTGACGGCTACGAAGAGCCATACACTTTCGTCGTTGAAAAGAATTCTATGCAGATAGTTAGGATTACACCAAGATTTGAACCATCTGACGTATTAATTAAAGACAAATCAAACATGGTAGTAAGTAATCTAGGCAAGCTATTATCACCAGAGGGCTTAACAGGATCTATTGGTGATCGTGAAGTGGTGAGGATTAAACAAGTTGATACTGTAACCAAGTACGGCTTCTTACGTGATCCCGAAGGTGGTTTTTTAGATATCGGTTATTCTTACATACTCGGCTCATTAACTCATGGCATTAACACGACCACAAACCAATTGGTTGACGCTGGCACATTAGCCAATAGACAAGGCGGTTGGCTGGCTAAAGGCTTTAGACGTAAAATGGGCGACTCTGCCTTTACGCCTGGCCAATGGAAGCAAACAGGTATTTCTGCACAAGACTTGCATAGCGGTATCGTTCCTTTGCCCGTTAAAGAGCCAAGCACCACTTTATTTAGCTTAATGCAGTTCATGATCAACTCATCACAAGAGTTATCAGCAAGTGCAGACTTAACGCAAGCACTAGGCGCTAACGCACCAGCAACAACTACACTCGCATTAGTTCAAGAACAACAGCAATCAGCCGGTGCAATTATATTGCGCATTTACCGGGCTATGACTTCAGAGTTCAAAAAGATATTTGTATTAAATGCTAAATTCTTAGACCCTGAAGAGTATCAAAACATACTCGATGATCAAGAAGCTAACTTTGAAGTTGATTTTGATTTACGAGCAATGAATATAACACCGGTTGCTAACCCTGAAATATCTAGTAAGATACAGCGTATCCAACAGGCACAAGCTGAATTGAGTCAGGTTGAAATGGTTCTGGCTGTCGGTGGCGATGCTAGAGTTATCGTCAAAAGCTTTTATGAGTCTATTGGGGCGCAGAATATTGATGAAATATTCCCAGACTTAGGGCCACAAGAGCAATTACAAAAACTATTGTCAGAGAATCCTGATTTAGCTGATATGATAATGGGCGAACAAGAAAGGATTGACTTGATTGCGGCATCACAAGCCGATGCATTAGAGCGAGAAGAGGCGCGCAAAGATGCAGAGACAGCAAGTAAGTTAGACAAAGAAGAAAGCGAAGTTAAGAAAAACAACGCTACAACAATTAAAACTCTTGAGGAAGCAGAGACTGAAGAGTTAAACAATTCAATATCTACCTACACAGCGTCGTTAGATTTGGATAACAAAGAGTTGCAAAACGAGCAAGCTTTGCGACAACTACAACAACCTGAGATACAGGGATTAAATAATGGTAATAACCAAGCAAGAGTTGCAGGAGTGGAATAGTCACCCGGTAACAAAAGTTATATTTGCTCAAGTAAAAGATCAGTTGAATGAATTACGCGCAGAGTCGACATTAAGATCGACAGTTGATGAAACTGCAATGGCTACAGCTAAAAACGAAGGTATAGCCGAAGGTGCTTTATCTTTATTTGATGCTTATGAGTTGCAAGCGGAGAATGCCGAATGAATAGGCTAGCAATTAAAGATAATCCGCTGGGTTTTGATCATAACAAACTATCCACTGCTCTTAGTGATCCTTATAGCGAGATGGAATGTAAGTCTAATCCGTTAGTAAAACCAGAGGATGCTATTAATTTATTGGTGGCGGATGTACCCGATTTAATCCCAGTAAGACCATTGGGTCATCACGTATTGGTAGAAGTCGTCCCAGTTAGCTTTAAATCTACAGGCGGCATTATACTGCAAACCGAAACCGAAAACGAACGTGAACGTAAGGGCCGTGATTTAGCGAAAATTATCGCGTTTGGCCCCACTGCTTACAAAGGTTTTTCAGGTTGCGAGTCTCCGAAGGATTGGGGCGTTGAAGTCGGTGATACTGTAGAGTTAACCGGCCGTTATGATGGCAAATTCAGTTCAGTACATGAGTTTGACAAGAAGTATAAAAGCCTGCGCTACGTGTCAGACAGTGACATTATTGGTGTTCTTAACAAAGAAATAGTTAAACAACTTATTAACGAGGATAAGTAAAATGAATATAGCAGCAAATGAAACCAACGAAGAGATCGTTGATATTGATTTAGAAGCGTTAGCAGCCGCTGAAGATTTACCAGAAAATAAGCAGGAAGAAGAACAGCTTCCCGAATTAACAGCAACCGAGCAAAAAGCATTTGATCAAGGCTGGCGACCACAAGAAGAATTTAGTGGGCCAGAGGATAACTGGAAAACTGCAAAGGAATATGTACGTGATGGTGAGTTCTTGGCGACAATAAGAGAGCAAAACCAAAAAATTGAACGTATGAATAACGAGTTCAACACCCGCTTAGAAAACTCAAACAAATTGCATGATGCTAGGCGAGAGCAAGAGATTAAAAGCCTAAAATTAGAGCAGCGCGAAGCAGTGTCAGAAATGGACACCGACGCTTATGATTCAGCACAAACCAAAATTGAACGCCTTGAGTCTGAAACAACAACTACCACTACCACTGAAGCAGCTCCTAACGAAGATCCCGCAATTACATCATGGCGCACTGGTAAAGATTGGCTGAATGATGATGACGACGACAGAACAATTTTTGCTGTGGGTGTCTGGAATCAATACATGAACAAAAACCCTAAAGCAACGGCTCAGCAGGCTTTAGAACATGTTGACGGCAGAATAGGTAAAAGCAAGTTATTCGCTACAAACAAAGAAATCAACCCTCGAAGAAATCAACCCAACGTAACCGAGAACAATCAGCGACCAGCTAAAAGACAAAGTAAAGAATTGTCTATGGCCGATCTAACTGTGGCAGAAACGAACCAATGGAATCAGTTTGGCTCTACCATGTTCACTGAGAAAGAATTCCTAAAAACAGTTAAAGATACGAGGGTTAAATAATGACTAACAAAAACCAAAACAGAACAGATAACGCGCACGCAAATAAAGGCCGTCCCGCACGAATCCCAATGACAGCCGGTAATAAATTACATGTACCTGATAGCTTAAAAAAAGAAGGTCATCAGTATTACTGGCAAACAAACCGCCCAGGCTCTATTGAGCAAATGGAAGCCGCATGGTGGGTGAAAGTCAAGAATGATCGCGGTGATTACGTCACGGTTCCTAGTGGTGCTGATACTCTTTATCTAATGGAGATAGAGAAAAAGTATTATGATGAAGATATGGAGCGCCAGCAAAAACTTAATATTGACGCTACCGCTAAGCAAGCTCAAGAGCTTGGCGATAATGAATACGTGCCAATGGGTAAGGATGCAGTTACAGAAAGAGAGATAATTTAGCATTTTTACTGAATCGTGGTAATATAGACTAAAATAAGGTTGCTATGTTAAAGAAAACGCATACCAACCTTTTAAGATTATTGATAAGCGGCCTTTTTTGTAGAAGCAAATTACGCCCCAAATCAAAAAACAAGAAAGAAACTCTTGATTGATTTGTAAAACTGAAGCTCATTTTGAGCATATTTACTTTTTAATTAGGAGAATTGTCATGAGTGGTGGATTTCGCCCCGTGCAAGATATTTCTGGACACCCTTACTGTGGTAAAGTCCAAACCTTCGCTGTCGCAGCAGCGCATTCAACATTGTTAGCTGTTGGTGACTTAGTTCGTATTACTGGTACTGCTCGCGCATCAGATGGTATGGCAGAAGTTGACGCAGCAGCAACCGCACAAACATTAACAGGCGTTATCGTCGGGGTTGACTTTGATATGTCAAACCTTGAGCGTAAAGGCTTGCCTGCATTATCTGCTGGCACTGTTAAAGTTGCTACTGATAGAGATATGATATTAGAAGCTGAGGCAAGCACTACCGTAGCATTGGTAGATGTTGGCGCTAACGCTGATATCGTAGCAACCGCAGCAACCGCTTCAGGTGGATTAGTTAACTCGAATATGACAGTTAACACAACCTCACCAGCAGCAGCAACCGCGCAAATCCGAATCATGGGATTAAAGGATGGTTTAACCGCTTCAGGTTCAACTATTTATTGTCGCATTAATGAATCAACCAACGATGTAGTGGGAGTATAATATGTCTGGTGTAATAACAACTGGTAATATCAGCCGCCTACTACAAGAAGGCGTAAAGAACGTATTTGGTCAGGCTTATGAAAAGCATGATACTCAGTGGGATAAATTATTCACCACTGAAGACTCACGTAAAGCATTTGAGCAAGATCAACAATTCGAAGGTTTCGGTTTAGCTCCGGTTAAGCAGGAAGGTTCTGGCATTGCATATGATTCACAACAAGAAGGTTTTAGCCCTAAGTATCAAAACTTAACTTACGCTAAAGGCTTTATTGTTACGAAAGAAGCAATGGACGACAACCTTTATAATTTATTTGCCACTCGCGCCCGTGCGCTTGCTTTCTCTATGCAACAAACAAAAGAGAATGTTGGTGCTAACATTTATAACCGTGGGTTTAACTCTGCGTTTACTATGATTGGCGGTGATGGTAAGGAATTATTCGCAACTGATCACATTAACGGCCCTTCAGACTCAACCACATTCAGTAATGAATTGGCAACGCCTGCGGCTTTATCGGAAGCATCTTTAGAGGACATGTTAATTCAGATTAATGAAGCAACTGACCCTCGCGGCTTACGTATTGCTTTACGCGGTCAACGTTTGATTGTTCCGCCTAAATTAGGTTTCGAAGCTGAGCGTATTCTTAAGTCTGTATTGCAAAACGATACGGCTAACAATGCAATCAACGCGGTTCGTAACATGGGCATGCTGCCTGAAGGCCATATGGTTAACAACTACTTAACATCTAATACAGCATGGTTTATTAAAACCAATGCTCCAGATGGTGTTAAGCACTTTAACCGTCAAAGTGTTGACTTCGATCAAGATATGGACTTCGGCACTAGCAACGCAAGATTTAAAGCTGATGAACGTTACGCGTTCGGCTGGTCTGATCCTCGCGGTGCTTACGGTTCAGCAGGCGTATAAATAACGGGCTTCGGCCCATTCAACCTATAATTGCGTTCCTGATGGGTAAATCACTGTTTGAATCAGTGGCAGCGCTTTGGAGAATAAAATGTCAGAACTTTCAAAACTACGTTTAAGTGTTTATCCAAACGGCTTGGCGTCCTTCTTAGTAGATAATAACGCAGAAATCAAAACAGCAAATTACACTGTTGTAATCACTACCGATTCAGGCAAAACAATCACATCAACGCTTGACGGTATTGTTTATACATTGCCATCTATCGCTATTGGTAACACTATCACTTTTGTTAACATGGCTGAAGATGGTCAGGCTGCTTTAAATATTAGCCCGGCAGCAGCGGACGGCATTACTTATGCTGGCAGCTCTACCGATGACAAAGATATTATTAACACCAAAGCAACAGCTAAAAAAGGTGATTTTGTTACCTTGTCTAGTTTAAATGGCACTGTTGCGTGGCAGGTTGTTGACGTTCGAGGTGTTTGGGCTAAAGGGGCTTAATCATGAGATCATCATTAGTATTTACCGCTGAAACAACAAAGCAGTTTGCTGCAAATGTTCGCCGTGGTGACACTTACAATGCCACCATACAGAACTTGTCTGGTCAGTCTATAACTATCACAGTTACCAACCAGGACATACAGAGTGCAAGCCCTGTTTTTGATACTCCTGGCGCTGGTGCTTTAGTTATAGCTAACGGGGCCATCGGCGTAATGATTCATCCGTATGATGGGTGGTTAGTTACTGCTGGTGGTTCAGCAACTGGTACGGTAGAAATAACAGAGGCAGGATAATGAAAGGGAAACTTAGACTTGGCGATCACTGGGCTATTAGTGACATATCTGGGTTTAAGTTCCCAGCCTCTGAAATGAAAAAATTGACCGGCGAACAAGCTGGTCTTTTATGTCACTTCTCAGAATGGAATCCATCACATCCACAATTAAAAATAAGAGCCAGAAAGGACGAGCAAAACGTTAAAAACGTCAGGCTTCGCACTGCAGATGAATTTCCAGCACAAATAACACAGGACGATTTATAATGACAACAAGCGGCAGCACATCATTCAACTTAACCGCGATAGAAATCGTCAACCGAGCATTCGCAAAAATACACGTAAAAAAAGCCGAAACACCTTTAGAGCCCGATGAGCTTCAAGACGGCATTGACTCGCTAAACATGATGATAAAAGCGTGGAGCGCTCAAGGTTTGCATTTATGGGCAAAAGATGAGGGTATTACGTTCTTATCTGTCGGTAAATCTAGCTATAACCTTGGTGAAACTGGCGACGAGTCTTGTCAATTCGATGACTTTATCGGGACTACCACCACATCAGACAAGATAGCCACCGATACTATATTTCCCGTCTCATCTAGCGACGGAATGATTGCCGGAGACAAGGCAGGCGTCGAGCTTGATGATAACACTAGATTCTGGACAACAATCAAGAGTGTTGATAGCGATACGCAAATTACACTATCCGCTGGTATACCATCACCAGCATTAACAGGTAGCACCCTATTTACATTCACCAACTTAATCCAGCGACCTAATAGAATATTGTCATACAGAAGAAAAACGTTTAATGACGACAATGAGATACCTGTTTTATCGTGGAGTCGCCAGCAATATTTCAACCAAGTCAATAAATTATCTACAGGTACGGTTGTAAACTGTTACTACTCGCCACAATTGGTCGATGGTAGATTGTACGTATGGCAAACAGCAAGTAGCGTTAATGATTTTGTTAGGTTTACTTTTGAAAGACCTTTACAGGATATATTAACAGGCGATGATAGCGTGGATTTTCCTAACGAATGGTTAGAGGCTATTATTTACAATCTAGCCTTTAGGCTTGCAGATGATTACACAGTGCCCCCTCAAAAGGTTGTTCAGGTTGGTCAAAAGGCCGTTCAATTCCTTGATGATTTATTGGGTTGGGATGAAGAAATGGAATCATTAAACTTACAACCGGACTTTGACTAATGCCTAGAACTCCCTTACCAATACCATTAGGCTCTTATCAAGCAGAAAGCCAAACCTCATCTATTCAGCGTGTGATTAACTGGCGTCCTGTTGTTATGCAGAAAGGCGCATTAAATAACATTAACCTTTTGCAACCTTCCGGTATTAGTCAAGTTATTGACACTGAATTAGGTGTTTGTCGTGGCGCATGGGAAATGAAGGGAATACCCTATTTTGTCATGGGTAACTCATTAGTTTCACTAAATGAAAGCGGAGTGGTGACTAATCATGGCGTTATATCTGGCGCAGTTAGGGTTTCCATGGCTAGCAATAACCCCGTTGGCGCTGGCGCTAGCTTGGTTGTCGTTGTTCCAGGTGGCAATTCTTACGTATTTAATGAGGGATTGCAAACCCTAACACAGATAACAGACGTGGATTTTCAGGTATCCGATAGTGTGGCGTTTTATCGCGGAGTTTTTACATTTACAGCAAGTAACGGGGGTCAGCTTTTTGTTTCAAACCTTAATCAGCCCTTGGTTTTTGATGCTTTGGATACAGGCACAGCAGAAGGTAATCCAGACAGAATAATTACACAAGTCGTTGACCACGACGAGCTATCAATTATCGGCTCAAAAACAACAGAGGTGTTTAGATTTGTTGGTGGAGTAGGTTTTCCGCTTCAAATTATACCTGGCGCATTTACTCAAAAAGGCGCTCACTCTAAATACGGTGTAATTAAATTTGACAACACCTATATGTTTATCGGCGGCGGAGAGAATGAATTAACAGCGATTTGGCGTCAATCATCAAGCTCATCAGCCGTGAAAGTTTCGGATGATGCAACAGATTTCGCTATTCAACAATTTAACAAAGATGAAATTGCCCAGGCCTTCACAATGACTTTTGCAGAAAAAGGGCAGTTCTTCGCAATATTTACATTTAACTCCACACGCATTCCGAGCAGAACATTCATATATAACGGTACAGCTTCGGCACTGTCTGGAACATCGGTGTGGTTTGAGGCTCAAACGGGCTTGACAGATAACTCTTGGCGCGTTAACGCAATAGTAAAGGCAAACGGCAAGCTTTATGTTGGCGATGCTATTGATGGCCGTATAGGGCTTTTAGATGATTCTGTTTTAACTGAGTATGGTGATACAATAATGAGACAGGCAGCTTTTAAGCCTTTCTCACAAGATGGAACAACTATTTTTGCCGGTGAATTAGAGGCGACGTTTCAAGCGGGTGTTGGTTTAACTACTGGTCAGGGTTCCGACCCTGTAGTTATTTATGATTACACTGATAATAATAGAATATGGTCAAACGAATTCAAAAGAGATATCGGCAAGATTGGCGAGTATGGACTAGAAACCGTATGGCGTAGACAGGGAAGATTCCCAAACTTTAGGACCGTTCGCCTTACTGTTACCGACCCAGTTATTGCGAATTTAATCAGGGTAGCGGCAACGCCAGAATTAGGGAGTCAATAAAATGGCAGCACCAATAGTTGTACCTAGACGCCGAGAGGATTTTTTTAATGATAAAGGCGATCCCACATTAAGATTTATTAAGTTTTTAGAATCATTAACCGAAGTGAGCAATACGCAAAGTAACGACATAGAGAGCAATAATTTTAACTCTAGCTTTAGTGCAAATATACAATGGTTAGAGGCTAGATTGGATGGCTTACCTGAATTAACCATTGATACTAGCGGATTCACAACGGACACAACATTCATAACAACTGATAAGGTCATAGCGTAATGACACAGCAAAATATAATTATAGGCGCTCAAGATGCTAAAGCTGGTGATAATTTATTTTCTGCTTTCACAAAAACAGAATCTAATTTTACCGAGTTATACGCGGGACTATCTGCTCAACCTCAAAACGAACTCACTATAAATCAAGAGTCTGATTTTCCGACGCAAGACGCTACAACGATAACTCTTGACGCTAATATTCGCTATTTTATAGGCGCGGCCTTTTCAACTGCAAAAACTTTTACCGTACTGGCTGGTGTTGACATTTCATCCATCGGCCCCTTCTCTGTAGTAATTACATATACTGGTACGGGTGTAATGTTTAACAGCTCCGGTGTTAGTTGGTCCATGACAAACTTGGGCTACTCTTGCGCTAACGGGACAATATTTGGCTGCTCTGGTGCTGGCGCTATACTGACAATGTTTAATTCTCTTTGTGTTGCATGTGTCAACGTAGGCTCATTTACTAATATGAGCGTAGGATTTACGAACAGCGGTTATTTTGGAGTTACGGGACAAGGTTTAACATTATTTGGAGCTATCAACTCGGTATCTATAGTTAGGCTTTTGCAGGCGTCAACTAATGCGGCACATGTAGCGGTTAATCTCGGTACAGCAACAATAGACAACTTAGAAATAAACAACTTCGAGCCTGAAGGCCCGTTAGGTTCTGTGGCGATTAGTGGGTTAGCAAACAGCGGAAATATAAACTCTGGTAGAGTTGCTTCAGTAACGGATTCAACGCTAAATGGTGATGCTATGGTTGCCACGTCCGGAGTGTTAAAAAATGATATTAGATGGGACTTTGAAGGGAATTCAGGCATAGGTAATTCACAAGATGCTGGCGATTTGTATTTATCCGGTGGTAGCGAAACAATCACGGTGGCGAATTCAGGCGAGTGGTACGAGATAGGCACGCCATCAGTTGCTACATGGCTGGGGGATATTGCGGACAGGTTTGAAATAAATAGCGCGGGGTATCTTGTGTATATTGGGGAGGGTGAAGTTGACCTGCGCGTTGCAGGAAGAGTAACGCTTGAGAAGGTTGGCGGGGGTTCTAACGTATTAGAATGTAGAATAGCTAAAAACTGGACAGGTTTGATTACTGATTCAGGAATGGAGAAAAGCAGATCGCAAACACAAAGCGCAGACCCAACGACGCTACCTGTTGGCGCTCTTGTTTCAGCCGTAAATGGTGATAACTTCAGGGTGATATTCTCAAACATAACAGGATCATCAAATATAACAGCGACAGTAACCAGTCTGGAGGCTACAGGCTAATGGCAACATCACAGATAGTTGATAACTTTAAAAACACAATAGTTGATACTGTTCAAACGGCATTTACGGCGGGAATTTACCCTGTAGTTATAGAGGCGTTAACAGCGGCAAACAACAGCACAGTAAACGCTAACTATAAAGCGTACATTGTCTCTGCTTCAGGTGTTGAACAACCGCTACGACCCTTTAAAATTGTTGTGTGGGGCGAATTAGATTTAGGTATAGGTGTTGTAAATCAGGTTATCCCCATTGGCGGCACATTAAGGTTTGAAACATCAGCGTTAGACTCTATTTACTTTACCGTTACTGGTAGGGAAATTATCACTTAATTAATAAGCAAGGTGCTACAATGGATATAACAACGATTCACAATCAAGACATAGCAGATAATAGGCAAGTAATAACTAATGCCGCAAATGATATGTTAAGCAAAATAGAGTCTGGCGAGTTGATTCATCAAGATTGCCCGGTAACTCATAGATTTACAAAAGGGTGTTACTTGCGTGAAATACTAATGCCGAAAGGCACTAGAATAATCGGAAAGATACACGCAACCGAACATTTTAACATACTGTTAACAGGCTCGGTCACAGTAATAACCGCTGAAGGTGTTGAGGATATGAAAGCTCCTTATACATTTACTTCAAAAGCAGGGGTTCAAAAGGTTGTTATTGTCCATGAGGACTGTATATGGCAAACCGTACACATTACAGATAAAACAGATTTAGAAGAAATAGAGAAAGACGTGATTGTTGAAAGTTACGATCAATTAGCAATTGATGATTTATTGAGTCAAGGTGAAGGGGTTTTATTATGTCGTGGGGTTTAGTAGCAGTAGCAGGCGCGACGCTTGTCGGTGGGGTTATAGCTAGCAATAAAGCAGGAGACGCAGCAGATGCACAGGCAGAAGGTGCAGCGGCCGCAACAGCAGAGCAGCGCAGACAGTTTGATATAACTCAACAAAACTTACAGCCTTTTCAGCGTGCTGGTGAGTCTGCACTAGAGCAGCAGCGTATATTACTGGGCTTAGGTGGCACAGATCCAAACGCAGCACAAAGAGCCGATCTAGAATCTCAATTGGCCGCATTCGGTTCCGAAGTTCAGCCGCAACAGTCACAGCAGCAAAATACACCTATAAGTGATTTAACCCTGGGTCAGCGTGCAACTTTAAACCAGCCGCAACAGCAAGCAGGTACAATAAGCCAAAGAGCCAATATACAAGCACAACTTGACGCGCTACCACAATTTAACCCTGGAACAAATGCAGAGCAACAGCAATCAGCATTCGACCAGTTTAATCAATCACCAGGGCAGCAGTTTTTACGAGATAGAGCGCAAAAAAATCTATTACGTAATTCGGCGGCAATTGGTGGATTAGGTGGCGGTAATGTTCGGAGTGCTTTAGTTGAGCAAGCAGTTGGTTTTGCGCAACAAGATTTTAACAATCAATTTGGTCGATTAGGTCAGTTAGCCGGACAAGGTCAAAATGCAGCAACTAACGTCAGTCAGCTTGGGCAGCGATCAGCTAATACTATCGGGAATAATTTAATGGCAAGCGGTAACGCTCGAGCTAGTGGATTAATCAACCAAAGTAATGCCATGCAAAACACCATAGGCGGATTAACTAACGTAGCAGGTCAATTCTTTAATAGACCTGCATCACAACCCCCAGTGCAAACAGGCTCTTTTCAGCAAACAGGCCAGTTTTCAGGAAATATAAACCCATTTGCGAGGACATCATAATGCCACAATTTCAATTTGCAAATGTACCAGGACAGTTTCAGCAGGGCCACCAATTCGCAGCAGCTAACGCACAGCAAGCGGAAAACCTAAAGCAATCACAATTTGCAGGTAAACAGGCTACTGATTTAGATGCTTTACGTAAAAACATACGCTCAGCCGTTGAGCTTAAATCAGTTCCTGACGATCAAAAGGCGGCGTTTTTAAGCAATAAAATAGCAACTGGAGAATCTGAACGTCGAGACATGACCCAAAGCAGACAGGCGCTAGAGCTTGTTTCTTCAGGTAGATTCGATGAGCTCAATCAAGGTACGGAGCAATTGCTTCAGGTAGCTACTCGCATGGGTGACATTAGACCCGTTAGTGACGGTATATCATCAGAAGGTCGTACATTTAACCGTAATATCGCTGGGCTGTCTGAAGAAGATCAAGAAAAGGCTTTGCGTATTAAGTTACGACTTGACCCAGGCGCGGTAGGCTCAGCAACCCAAACTATTGCAGGTAGTGAGGGTTTAACTGATACAGTAGCAACGAGCGAGGCCACTATTGCAGGAGCTAAAGCAGAAGCTACAGAGGGTAAAAAACTAGAGCAGCAACTCAAACATAAACCAGCAATAACACGCGCCATTAAATTGGCAGAAGCGGCGGCAAAAGAACAAGGCGAGGTACTAACTGATTTAGCTAGAGCTAAAGCGGGTATGCCAGGGCTTATAGAGGCCACCAATAACCTGAAAGAGTTAGCGGTAATTTCAACTAGTACGTTGGGTGGTAGGGTTTTTGATACGTTGGTTAAAGAATCAGGATGGGGGTCAACTGAAGGTGCAAACGCCAAAGTTAAATTTAAAGCGATAATAGATAACCAAGTATTACCATTGCTTAAACAGATTTTTGGCGGGGCGATGACTGAAGGTGAAGGGTTAAGACTATCCAATACACTAGGTGACCCAGACGCTTCTCCTGAGCAAAAAATGCTACAAATAGAGGCATTCATGGAGCATCAGCAGAGACAAATGGAAACATTAACAAGGCAAGCTGAAGCGGGTGAAAAACCACAGGATATACAGGGCGAGCTATCTTCAGAAGATGCGGCTATATTTTCTAAATATGGAATTTAATCATGGCAACTGAAAATGAACTAAGAGGCGCGTTAATAAAGGCCGATAAGGCTGGTGATAGCGTGGCCGCTAATCTTTTTGCGTCGAAAATAAAAGAAATGCGAACAATGCAGCCACCTCAGCAATTCAATAACGAGGATGTACCAACCGAGGCTAATTTAGCCTTGGAGCAAGAAAGACGTGAGGCACGCCCGAAACCTTCATTTATGGATAAGGCTGATGCGGTGGCTGATGCGGCTTTCGGGTTTGTTGGCGCTATACCTGGGGCGGTAGGCTTTGGTTTAGGCAGTATAGAGGGTGCGGTAGGTGAATTAACAGGAAGGATACCAAAAGGCGAAGGTCTAGAGGTGGCAAAAAGTTTCGCTGAAGATTTAACATTCTTTCAGCCAAAAACCAAAGAAGGCCAACGAAACTTAAAATTTATTACTGATAAGCTTGGTGTATTACCCCCTGTTCTTGGTACTGGGCCAGTGGGTATTGCTGGTCGGCTGAATATTGACAAATCTAATTTAGCAAGAGCTAGCGCTCGAATTCCTAAAAGCAAAGCTAGACAGGTTAGAGGTGTATTATCTGACGAGTTAAACGCTGGAAATGTAAACGCCGGTAATATAGCTAAAGCACTTGATGCTGATGGGAGTTTAATTAACAACCCAAGAACAAAGGCGGCTATAAAAATATTGGGCGATAATGATGCGGCATACAGCACAGCTATAAACTTTGAAAAAATGAACAAAGCTACTCGTATTCAGTTTAATAAGATGCTTGATAAAATACAAAGCAATAAAGACTCTGGGGATCCTGTTTTGGTTACTGAAAACAGGCCTGTTAATGTTATAGGTGAGCGGATAGCAGAAAGAGCGATTAGGCTTGATGATAAAAAATCAGCCGCCAGTAAAAAGCTTGGTGAGATTGTTAATGGTGAGCAAGGTAAGCAACGAATAGATGTATCGCAGGCTAGAAGTGAGTTTATAAATGCGCTTTCAGAGTCGGATATAAGTGTGTCAAAAATCGACGGTTCATTTAAAGCTGACACATCAAGAACACTAACCAACATTAATGAAGTTG